GGCCGCAACGACCCGCGGCTCGGCGCGAAGGCCGGCGGCTACCTCGACGAAGAAGTAGCCGCCTACCGGGGCTGGTTCTGGACTGCGTTGCGCACGCCGCCCGCCGACATGGACGCGCTGACCCTCGTGGACTACCAGCTAGGCCGGTCCCTGGTCGACGCGATCCGCCAACAGCAAGCCAAGTGAGAGGCGGACCCGTTGGCGGACAAGGATCTCACGTTCTCGATCTTCGGTCGGGACGTCAACGCGTCCAAGGTTTTGCGCCAGGTGGGCGGGGCGGTCGGCTCGCTCGACGAGAAGCTCGACGGACTCGGCAAGACGAGCCTCAAGAGCCTCGCCGGACTTGAGGCGGCGGCCGTCGGCGCCGGTGTCGGTGTGGCCGGCGGCGTGCTGGTGGCCACCGGTGCCATCGTCGCCGCCGGTGTCGCCCTCGCGGGCAACTCCGCCGAGGTCGGCGCGGCGTGGGGCAACGTCGTCGAGGAGTTCAAGAGCGGCGCCGAGGAAGCCGCGGCCCCGATGCGCGGGCCGCTGCTCAACTCGATCAAGACCCTGCACGGCACCACTCGCGCGCTGCAACCGCAGCTGCGCGACGCGTTCACCGCGGGCATCCCCGCGCTTGAGGCCCTGACCAGGGGCGCCGACGGGTTCGCCCGCTCAGCCATGCCCGGCGTGGTCAAGGCAGTCCGATCGAGCGAGCCCGTGTTCCGCGGGTTCGAGTCGTTCCTCGTCGACACCGGCCTCGGCTTCAACGACTTCTTCACCGGGCTCAGCACCGGCGCGTCGTCGAGCGGGCAGATCCTCGCCGAGGTCGGCGGGATCGTGCGGGACACCCTCGGGACCGTCGGGCCCCTGCTCGCGAACCTCGCGAACGAGGGTGCCCCCAGCGTCGAGCAGCTCCGGATCGTGCTGGGCAACCTGTTCGACGTGATCACCGCCCTCACCACCGGCGGTTTCCCGGTCATGTTCACCGCGGCGAACGCCGCGTTGCAGGTTCTCGGCGGGCTGCTCGCGGTGGTCGAGCCGATCGCCTCGGAACTGGGCACGCTGATCGGTGTCCTCATCTCGCTCGCCGCCGCGTTCAAGCTGCTCAGCACCATCGGCGGCGGTATGCAGGCGATCGGCGCCGGGCTGACCGGGTTCGTCTCGCAGGTCCGCGACGCGGGCAACAACGCCGAGGCGGGCAAGGGGAAGTTCTCCGCGCTGACGGCGTTCATGGGCGGCCCGTGGGGCATCGCGTTCGGCGTGGCCGGCGTCGCGCTCGCGATCTTCGGGGCGAAGTCGGCCGAGGCCGAGCAGCGGCAGCAGGACCTCGCGAACGCGCTGCGACAGAGCAAGGGCGCGATCGACGACAACGTTCGGAGCGTCGCGCTCAAGAACCTCCAGGACGTCGGCGCGCTGGACAAGGCGAAGCAACTCGGGATCTCGACGCGCGACCTGACCGACGCCTACCTCGGGCAGGGCGACGCCGCGAACGACCTCAAGGCCCGGCTCAACGGGATGATCGACGCAATGGACCGCGAGGGCGTGCCGCTGCAAGAGAATGCGGCCGATACCAAGCGGCTCGTCGACGAGATGATGAAGCGCGCCACCACCGGACGCGACCTGATCAGCGTGCTCGACGACAGCAGCGACCCCAACCGCAAGGCGGTCGAGGACGCGCGGCTACTCGCCGACGCGATGGGAGCGGCGAGCCGCGCCACGGACGACATGACCCTCGCGGGCCGGACGAACGAGCACGCCGTCGGCGAGCTGCGTGCCGCGTACATGACGTTGCAAGACAGCGTCGGCGACACCAACGCCCGGTTGGACGCGCTCGAAAAGATCATGAACCGCTTGTCCGGTCAGAACGAGACGTACGAAGAAGCGGTGCAGTCCCTCAACGACACGGTGCGCGGGATCGGCGACACGTTCGGCGGCAACGCGGACCAGGCGAAGGGGTGGGGCGACGCGCTGCTCGACGCCTCGGGCAAGGTCATCACGACCAGTGAGAACGGCTCGAAGCTGCGCGACACCATGAAGGACTTGCAGCGCAACACGTTGGCCGTGGCGGACGCGATGGCCAGGAACGGGGCCTCGCAGCAGGAAGTCGCGGCGTTCGTCTCGGCGACCCGGGATCGGTTCCTCGAACAGCGTGACGCCCTCGGGCTCACCGAGTCCGGCGCTAACCGGCTGCTCGACGCCTACGGGCTGCTCCCGGGCGAGGTGAGCACGGTCATCCTGACGCCCAACCTCGGCGACCGCATGGCCGCGGTGGACGCGTTTCGCGCCAAGATCACGACGCTCCCGAACGGGCACGTGATCATCCACGCGGACACCGTGAACGCGCAGGGCTCGATCGATCGCATGGTCCAGGCCAACGACGGCCGAATCGTGCGGATCAACATCCAGACCAACGGCACGATCCAGCCCAAGGACCAGTACGGGCGCCCGGTCGGCATGTCCTACGTGGCGTCGGGCGGTCCGGTCGAGGCGGGCAAGCCCTACATGGTCGGCGAGCGCGGCCCGGAACTCGTGTTCCCGGCCGAGTCCGGATGGGTGGCCAACGCCCGCGACACCGCCGAGATCATGCGCGGCGGCCGGCTGGACAACGTGCACGGCGTCGGCTCGCCCGGCTCGATGGTCTACGGCGGGGCTGTTCCCGAGGTGCGCGTGACGTTCGACTGGGGCAGCGGTTCGGGCCTCACCGGTGCCGACCGGCTGCTGTGGGAGTGGATCAAGAGCACGGCCCGGACACGCGGAGAGGTGGTGTTCCGGTGACCGTCGACGTGTTCCGCTACCCGCTGGTCGAGCTGTACGCGGGCGGCGACTGGCACGACGTCACCGAGGACGTCCGGCACCGCAGCGGCATCAAGGTCGACCGTGGGCGGGGCGGCGAGGACGACTCGACGCCGCCGCAGACGTGCACGGTCACGTTCGACGACAGCAGCGGCGCCTACAACCCGCGCAACCCCACCGGCCCGTACTACGGCTCGTTGGGCCGGAACACGCCGCTACGCGTCGGGCTCCGGTTGGCCTCGACCACGTTCGACACGCCGGTGACCAACGGGTGGGGGAGTACCGACGACGTCGACGGGCAGACCGTGTACGCCTGGTCGACCTCGGGTGGGGCCGCCTCGAACTACAACGTCGCCGCCGGTGTGGCCACGCACGCGCTCGCGGCCGCGGGCGACGTCCGGCTCAGCTACCTCTCGGCGGTCGACCTGCGCAACTGCGAGGTGCGGACCACGGTCACCGTGCCGACGAGCAACGTCACCGGCACGAGCCTCGGCGCGGGCATCGCCGCGGCGAACCTCGTCGTGCATGGTCAGTCCACCTCGGATTACTACCTGTTGCGCCTGGTCATCCGGACCGATGAGAGCGTGACGCTCGACGTGTTCGACGCGGCGCTCTTGAGCGTGAGCGGCACGGCTACCGTCGTGCCGGGCCTGACCCACACGGCCGGGCAAGCGCTGCGCGTGGCGTTCGCCGTCGAGGGCCGCACCCTGCGCGCGAAGGTGTGGCCGACGACCGCGCCGGAACCGTTCGAGTGGCACAAGACCGTCACCGACGAGGACGCCACCGGCGCCCGGCCGACCCTGACCGGTCAGGCCGGGTGGGTCGGCATCCGCTCGTCGCTGGTCGGGGGCAACACCAACGGGCCGATCACGCTGTCGTACAGCGATTTCGAGCTGCGCTCCCCGAGGTTCGCGGGCGAGGTCAGCACGTGGCCGGCCACCCGCGACGTGTCCGGCAACAACATCACGGTCAGCGTGACCGCCTCGGGCATCAAGCGGCGTGCCGCGCAGGGAGCGAGCCCGCTCGACTCGCCGCTGCTACGCGCGATCCGCGGCAACAGCACGGCGGCGTTCGCCTACTGGCCGTTGGAAGACCGGCAGCGCGCCGTCGCCGAGGAAGTCACCGCCGTCCGCGGCACGGGCCGGCTGTCGTGGGTCCTGCCCACCGTGGCCACCAACACAGCCCCCCAGATCCGGTGGGCGTCGAACCGGGACCTCGCGGGAAGCGGCCCGCTTCCGGAGGTGACGAGTTCGGTCCTCGTCGGGCGGCTCGACCCGCTCACCTCGGCGGCCGCCTGGTACGTGGTGTGGTGCGAGAAGATCCACACCACCAACGGCGCGTACACCCAGTTCACCACGGGCGGCACAGACCCGATCTACGTCGTGATGCTGCTCGACCCCGGTGTTTCGCAGACGCTGCTAAACCTCTACCTGTCGCAGATCGGCGCCGGAATCTCCGTCGCCATGTTCACCTACGACTTCGGCAGCGTGTACGCCGCCGAACAGCCGCACCTCTTCCGTGTCGACGCCGTGCAGTCCGGCGGCAACGTGGTCTTCCGACTGTGGATCGACGGCACGCAGGTCGCCTCGCACACGCAGAACACGTTCACCCTGCGGGGCCTCGAACTCGTGCAGATCGGGTCCGTACCCAACGCCACCGGCCCGACCGTGATCGGGCACGTGGCCGTGTACGAGACCACGCCGCCGCTGTCGGCGATCTACGAAGCGTTCCGCGGCAACCCGTCCGAGACGACCGCGCAGCGGATGAAACGGCTCTGCGCCGAGGAAGACGTCGAGTTCGATTGGGTCGGCATCCTCGAATCGGGCACCTACCCGCCGGTACTCGGTGACACACCGCGAGTCGGTGCACAGCGGTCCGAGTCCCTGCTGTCCCTGCTCGACGATGCAGCCACGGCGGACGCCGGAATCCTGTTCGAACAGCGCGGTCTGCACGGCTACCACTACCGGACCCGGCGTTCGCTCTACAGCCAGCCGGCCGCACTGACCCTCGACTACGACAACGGCGAGATCGCCCCGCCGTGGCGGCCGGTCGACGACGACCGGTTCACCCGCAACGACGTCACGGCCGCACGCACCGACGGCGGCTCGTACCGGCACGAGGTCACCACCGGCCGACTGTCCACCGCTGCCCCCGAGGACGGCGGCGCCGGTCGCTACCGCGACTCGATCGACGTCAACGTGCAGAGCGACACGCAACTGCCCGGTATCGCGGAGTGGCGTGCACATCTCGGCACGGTCGACGAGGTCCGGTACCCGGTGGTCACCGTGCAGGCTCACGGGCACGCGCTACGCGGCAACGCCTCGGCGCAGTTCGCCCTACTCGACCTCGACGCCGGTGACCGGCTCGTGATCGACAACGCACCCGACACACCGGACGCGGTCAATCAGCTCGTCGTCGGCTACACCGAGTGGATTACGGAGCACGAGCACGAGTTCGGGCTCGTGTGCGTGCCCGGCTCGCCCTACGAGGTGCTCGTCCTCGGCGACGCGAGCCGCGGCCGGCTGGGATCGGACGTCACCACGTTGGCGGAAGACCTCGACACCACCGAGACGGCCGTCGACGTGCAGATCGCCGCGGGCGGTGCGTTGTGGACCACCAACGCCGGCGACTGGCCGTTCCGCATCGTCGTCGGCGGCGAGGTGATGACCGTGACCGCCGTGAGCGGCAGCTCGTCGCCGCAGACGTTCACGGTCACGCGCAGCACCAACGGCGTGGTCAAGACGCACGTCACCGGCGCGGCCGTCGCGCTCGCCGACCCCATCCACCTCGGGCTGTAGCCCTCGGCGAGGAACGGCCTGGTCCTCGCCGAGGCGCGCGGCCTGGTCCTCGTTCCCGTCTTCCCGGAAAGGAGGGCACCCGTGGCCGAGTTCGCCGCTGGGCAGAAGCTCACCGCCGACGAGCTGAACCGCCGGGGCCTCATCGTCTACGGACGGCGCGACAGCAACAGCACGGGCTCTGCGTCCTCGGCGGCCGTCGGCGCGCTGCGAGTGGACAACGTGCCGTTCATCGCGGGCCGGGCCGTCATCGTCAACATCTCGTGCCACCCCAACAGCACCGTTCCCACCGACAACTTCCGCGGCGAGATCCGGTGGCGGGCCGGCGGCACAGCCGTCGCGTCCGACCCGATCATGATCAACGGGCAGTTCTACCGGCCGCCCGTCGACGCGCAGGTGTGGCGGTTCGTCCACATCCCCTCGGCAACGGCGACCGTGTCGTTGCTGCTCTGCTGCGCCCGCGACTCCGGAAGCGGCTCGTGCAGCTACTACGCGGACGGCACGCGGAACACCGAGCTGTGGGTCGAGTTCGCGAACACCATCACCGACACCGGTGTCGACGCGTAGGGGAGTGCCCGTGATCGCCGTGACCTGTTGGCACGACACGGAGTTCGACCGGTGGAACGGCGAGGTCGTCGACCGGACCGAGGTCAACGCCACCGGCCGGGACCAGGACCACATGCGCGAGCTGCTCGTCGACGCCTACGCACGCGTCACCGGCGAGACCATCACGCCCGCCGACCTCGACCTCACCATCGTCGCCCGCCCGTCCGCCTGAAGGCCAAGCCCGGCCCCTGCACGAAAGGAGGTCGGGTGTGGACCCGGCAACCGCAACCGTCCTCGGGCGGATCGAGGACAAGCTCGACGACGTCAACGACAAGGTCGAGCGCTACGGCCAGCAGCTCGCCCGCCACGACGTCCGGATCGAGCACGTCGAGGACCACGTCAAGGGCTTGCAGGGCGACCGGACCCACGACCAGCGCCAGGGCGTGAGCGTCCGGGCCGCCTTGATCGTCGGACTCTGCACCGTGCTCACCAGCACCGGCGGATCGGCGTTGGTCAACCACCTCACCCGCTGACCCGGGCCCCACCACAAGGAAGTATCAAGGTGGAGATCATCTCCCGCGCCCGATGGGGCGCCCGCTACGACAACGGTTTCCGGGCCGCGCCACTTCCCGCCCGCGAACTGTGGCTGCACCACTCCGTGACCATCGCCCCTGACCTCGTGTGGGTCGACACGGACGGCGATGGGGTGGAAGACGACGAGGAACGCGCGATGCGCACCCTCGACCAGATCGGCGAGGACAGGTTCGGCGGCGGGATCAGCTACACGTTCGCCGTCATGCCCTCGGGCCGCATCTACGAGGGGCACGGCGTCGACCGCCAGGGCGCCCACACCGGCGGCCGCAACGACGTCGCCCGCGCGATCGTGCTCGTCGGCGACTACAGCAACCGCGGCCCCACCGACGCGCAGAAACGCGCCGTCGCGTGGCTGATCGAACACGGCCGCCGTCAGGGCTGGTGGACCGTCTCGGGTCTCAACGGCGGGCACCGGCAGGCCCCGAACCAAATCGCGACGGCGTGCCCCGGCGACGCCGCGCTGCGCGAGATCCCCGCCATGAACCAGCTCGCCGCCGACTACCGGGCGGGTCGGATCAACCTCGACCAGGAAGCAGACGACGACATGTGGACCGACGAGGAAAAGCGATTGTTGTTCGCGTGGCTGGAAGACGCCGTGCGGCGTCTCCAGTCGATCCACATCTACGGGTTCCGCGCGTTCGACCCCGACAAGCAAACCCCGCCGTCGTGGCGGGCGGGCGGCGACTTGACGTTCCTCGACCAGAAGATCGGCGGCGGGCTCGCACCGCTGATCGCCAAGGTGGACGCCGGGTTCTCCGCACTGTCGGACGACGAGGCGAAGCTGCTCGCCGCGATCCGGGCGCAGCCGACCGGCGCCGAGGTCGACGTCGACGCCCTCGCCGAGCAGTTGCGCGCCGGACTGAGCGCCGAACTCGCCCACGACCTCGGGCGCCGGCTGATCAGCACCGACCAGCAGTAGAGCGGCCGACGCCCCACCAGACCCCCGAAACCCCAACCGTCCAAGGGAGAACCATGCTCTACGCGAAGGCACTCGTGGCCGCGCTCGTCGCCGGACTCACCGGTATCGGCGCCGGGCTGACCGACGACGTCCTCACGCAGGCCGAGGTGATCGCCGCGGTGGTCGCCGCGGTGACCGCCGGCGGCGCGGTGTGGCGCGTGCCGAACAAGGACGTCGACGAGGACCAGGCCTAGCCGACGATCACACGGGGGAGATGACCCGGGCCGGACCTGCTCGCGGGCGTCCCGATTAATCGCCTCGCTCAGCCAGTCGAGCCACGACGAGGGCCGGCGCACCGCTCATCACGCGGTGCGCCGGCCCTTTTCGTCTATCCGATTACTTCAGTGTTGACTGAAAGGTGGTCGTCATGGCGCGACCCAAGACCGCGAACGAGACGAACGTCCGGCTGTGGACCAAGCAGGAAACCGCGGCGCTGCTGCGCGTTTCCGAGCGGACCGTCGAGCGCATGATCGACAGGGGCGACGTCGAGGCGGTGCACCTCGGGCGCGCGGTCCGGGTGCGCGCTCAGTCGGTGCTCGCCCTCGTCGAGGCGAGCCGACTGGACCCGCCACGGCCCGACTAGACACGCCGACCGCAGGGTTGCGGAGGAGCTTCTCTCTGTGTGCGATAACCTTGCTTATCGCACACAGAGATCGAGGGGTTTTCGCCCCTCGGGAAGGATCTTGAAACCGAATGGACAAGATCGTTAAGGCCACCCCCGCGAGCGTCACCAGAACCGCCCGCGCCGTGCTGCGCGCGGCCGGTCTGCTCGACGCCGTCGTGAAGGTCAGCAGCGCCGAGGGCCCCGTCGGCGACAACGGCCGGCAGATGTGGGTCACCGACGTCGACATGGTGCGCAGCGAGAAGTCGGTCAAGGCGGCCGTCGACGCGCTGTCGGCCGCCTACCCCGGCGCGACCGTCAAGGCCACGCCGTACGCCAACATCATGATCGTGCGGGTGACCCGTCCGCAGGACGAGGACACCACCGCGGCGGCCGCCGTCGTGATCGACGGCCCCGCCGAGGGCTACCAGGCGACCGGCGAGTTCGGCCCCGGCCGCGACAAGCGGTTCGCCGACGGCCGCCCGTGGGCGCAGCAGATCGACGTCGCGCGCCGCGAGGGCATCACCGACACCACCGAGGCCGAGCGCGCCGCGCGGGTGTACCTCGCGGAGGACCGCCGGAACGAACACCCCGAGCTGCGCACGTGGGCACCGGGCGACGAGCTGCCCAAGACGCCGCCGCACACCGTGTTCGACGTCGACGGCTACGTGTGGGAGCACCAGGCGCACGGGATCGGCGTGTACCGCTTGGCCGCGGCGGGCCGCGAGCTGCTCGCCGCTGAGGTCGAGCCCGGCGACGAGCTGCTGTTCGACACCGTCGGCGAGCGGCTGTGGCCGTACTTGCTCGACGGCGAGGGCCCGGTCACCGAGACCGTGCCCGTGCGCGGGGTGGCGGCCGCGCAGGTGCCCACGCTCCCTCGGCAGTGGCTCGCCCCGAGCGGCCGCCCGATTGGCCACCCGACCGGCATCTACAACGGGCACGAGTTCGAGTACGACCGCGAGAACGACCTGCACCTGTGCGTGCTCTGCGAGCGGTACGAGGTCATGGTCAAGGTGGAAGCCGACGAGTTGACCGGCGAGTACCCGAGGTGCACCGGGTTCCCGGCCTACGGCGGCGACCTCGCCCGGGTCTACCTCCGGCTCACGATCAACCCCGACGTCGCCGGCGACGCCACGCGCATGATCGCCGACGCGTTGTGGCAGTTCACGCCGGTGATCGGCCGCACGCCGCGGTTCGGGTGGAACCCGGACACGTGCAAGCTGCTGGTCGAGACCGCCCCGGGCCGGGTCGACGAGCTGCACGAGAAGTTGATCGACTACCGCCGGACCCCCATCCCCACCGACGACGGCGGGTTCGAGATCCCGGTCGTGAGGATCGACCAGCTCACCGGCGACGAGGGCCTCGAACTGCTCGCCGACAACTACGCGCGGTACGTGGCGGAGCACGGCACCCGGGCCGGTGCCTGATGACCACGTGGGTTCCCGACTACGAGTTCGAGGCCGGCGACGGGCACGTGTGGGCGCGGCCCGTGGCGGCGTCCGAGGACTGCCCCGACTGCTCGTGCTGCACCAAGAACCTGTGCACCAAGGCGGCCGCGGCCGAGTTGCCGTGCTGGTGGATCGTCGGCAACCGCGGGCCGGGCACGGCCGACGTGTCCAAGTGCCCGTGCGGGCAGAAGATCGAGGACCGCGCGACCGCGCGCTCGTACCTGAACGCCTCGCCCGAGGTGCGCGCCGAGTACGAGGCGGACTGCGCGCCCGAGAAGCTCGCCAAGATCAAGCAGCTCGCCGCCGAGATCGAGAACGAAGGGGCCGCATCGTGAACCGCCCACGCCGCCGACCGGAGAACCTCGCGTCGTTGGAGCTGCGCACGGTCGCCGAGGACGTGCTCGCGACAACCGGGCTCGACGGCCGCGACGACCTGCCGCGCGCGGCCGCGCTCATGCTCGAACTCGTCCTCGACCTCGAACGGGCCGGGGTGCTCGACCTCGCGCTCGACGGGCTGCCGACCGATCCCGACGTCGACGCCCGGATCACCGGGCTCGCGGTCGCGCTCCGGTCGCACGTCGACCAGGTCCGCAAGAGCACCGAGGACGCTCCCACGTCCGAGCAGCTCGCCGCGCGGCAGCAGCTCGCGACCAGGATGCGCGACGCCGCCACGCCGGTGATCAGCGGGCAGCCGGACGGGCTCGCCCGCCGGACGGCCCTGCTGCTCGACACTCTCGGCGGGCACCTCGAACACGGCGTCGCGTTCGGCGGGCTGCTGCCGCGCCGGTTCGGCCAGGTCGCCGAGGCGCTCTCCGACTACGGCGCGCTCCCCAAGGTGTTCGCCGAGGGCGGCTCGCTGTCGCCCGGTACGTACCGGGTGATCAAGCGCGTCGAGGTCGACGACCGCGGGGCCCGCTACGTCGACGAGCCCGGCGGCGTGCCGGTCGCCGGGCTGTGGGCACCGACCCTCACCCTGATCGAGCCGCTCCCCGACGGCGCGCTCGTCGAGCTGGACCCTGCCGACGTCCTCGGCGAGGCCGCTGATCTGCTGCCGCGCAAGTCGCCGGCTGAGTGGTTGGAGTGGGTCGGCGAGAACCCCGGCCGGGCCCGTGACGTGCTGGGCGTCGAGTACGGCCGGCCGGAAGAACCGCGCGAGGCCCTCGTCGCCGTGCTGACGACCACGATCGAGCACGCGGGCGAGTGCGTCGCCGTGTGGCTGCCGGCCCCCGGCCGGATCTGCCACGCGGCGGCCGGTCCGAACATGCCTCACCGGTGCGTCGCCAAGCCCGAGGCCGGCCAGCACCGGCGCTCGCTCGTGAACCACGAGTGCGCGTGCGGCACGCAGCTCACGGCGACCGAGGTGCCCGACGCGTTGGCTCAGCTCGTCGGGCTGCGCAGCGGGACAGGGGCGGGCTCGTGACGACGACGCCCGAGGTGCCGCTCGCCCCGCCGGTGCTGCTGCCCGGCCGCCCGCCCGCCGGCTACGTGCTCGTGCACGACCAGCACGGCGAGGAACTCACGCGGCGGCCGCTGCTGTTGGGCGCCGAGTTCGCCGAGTTCGCCGAGGGGTTCGAGGGCGGGCTGTGGCAGGTCACCGCGGCCGCCACGGTCGGGCTGCCCGTGGGGACGCCGCTCCGCGTGAGCCTCTACGACGAGGTCGGCATGTTGGTCGACTCCGTGGTTGTGGAAGTCGCCGCCGACCTCGGGCCCGCGTGGCGGGCGTTCGGGGACAAGGTGTCCGACGGGGCACGGGCCGTGCTCGCCGACGAGACGTTCGACGGCGACCGGGTCGCGCGTGCCGCTGCCTACCTGCTCGACCTGGTCGGGGTGAACATTGCGCGAGGCGTGCCACTTGAGGGGGAGGTCGCCCGGCGGGTGACCATGCTCGCGAACGTGCTCGCCGAACGCATCCGTGCCGAGAAGGGGTGGGACCAGGGATGACCTCACCAGACAAGAGCAGCGGCCCGGCCGCTGGATACCTGCCCGACCCGCTCGACGTGTGGTCGGCGCTCGAATCGGTGTACTGGTCGGCGCAGCAGTCCGCGCACCCGTGGGCCGAGGCCCTCGCCGGGCTGCGCGACACCTACCTCGGCGTGCAGTCGGCCGCGCTGGTCGTCGCCAGGATCAACGACCCGGCCACGCCCGAGGCGTGGCAGGACGACCCGCGCGCCCTCGTGTCCTACGACCTCGGGCGCCTGGTCGTGGGCGAGCGGGCGTGGCCGGTGCGGCTGACGACCGCGCTCGCCACCGGCGTGAACGAGCTGCCGCCCGACATGGACGTAGTCCGCGGCCGGTGGCAGGTGCGGGTGTCCGAGTTCGCCCGCCGCACGCAGTACGCCCTCGACTGCCTCGCGGCGGGCGAGGTGCCGACCGAGGTCGGGCTTGAGGGTGTGCGGCTGCACGTGCCGGGCGAGCGGCTGCCGGCCGCGCCGGTGGGGTTCCTCGGCGGCCCGCACGGCGGGTTGCTGGCCTCGACCGAGGAGAGCATCGCGCAGGCCGAGCAGACCGTCGACACGGCCGCGCTGTGGGTCGAGTACCTCGGCGAGTGGGCGACGGCCGCCGTGTACGTGCTCGCGCTCGACCACCGCGCGCAGCTCGTCGAGCTGTTCGTCGACTACATCACGGGAGGTGGACGTCGTGACGGCTGAGCACTCCCCCGCCGTGGGCGGCTACGTGATGGTGTTCAGCGGGCTCGACACCGACGAACTCGGGCTCGCCGGGTCGCCGTACCGCGAGCGGTTCCGCACGGTGGCCACGCCCGAGGCGTTCGAACATCTCGGGTCCGGCGCCCTGTCCTGCGACGTGCCAGACACGATCGCCCTCGTCGAGCTGATCACCCCCGACGGGCTGCGCATCGACTCGCGGCTCGTGCTCATGACCGACGAGCAGAACCGGGGCGAAGCGGTCGACGCGATCCGGTACGCGATCGACAACGACCCCGGCCCCGTGCCGGCGGAACCGTGACCGACATCGAGGACCAGGACCACGGCGGCGACGTCGCCGCCGTGGTCCGCCGGCTTGCTGAGCGCGGGATCACCGGGCTCCCCGAGCAGCACCTCGTGATCGTGCTCGCCGGGGCGGGGTCGGTTGCCGCGGCGGTCGCCGAGGTCGCCGAGTCCGAGTGGTGGACCGTGGATGGTTGGGAGGCAACGTGGGAGGACTGAACCCGGGCGAGGTGCTCGTCGGCGAACTCGTCGAGCACGGGCCCGGCCACGCCGGCGGGCTCGCGGTCATCGAGGCCGACGAGCGCGCCGAGCGCGACCGGCACCTGTCCGACAGCGCGTGGCAGCGCATCGTCAACGCGGTCCCCAAGAACACGAAGCGCGCGTACGCCCGCGTGCTGCGCGGCGTCACCGGCGAGGACGAACCATCGGCCGCCAAGGGCCGCATCCCGTGGCAGCACATGGCGTGGGAACCGTGGTGTGCGACGTCCGGGCGCACGGCGGGCAACGGCGACCAGCCCGCCACCCGCGAGACGTTCGCGCAGTGGGCGAGCGACCTGATCGACAACGGGATCGGCGTGCCCGCGCTCGAACAGGCAGTGGCCGCGGTGCAGCGCTACCACCGGGCGTACGGCCACCGGGGGCATCCCGATCCGGAGCACGTCGAGGCCGTGCTCACCGATCACCGCGCGGGCACCGGGCACACGCCCGACCAGGTCGCGCCGGTGACGCTGCCGATCCTCGCCGCCATGCTCGACACCTGCGACCGGGACACGGTCAAGGGCCGGCGCGACGCCGCCATGCTGGTGACCGGGCTGGCCGGGATGTTCCGCCGGTCCGAGATCGCCGCGCTCGACCTGTCCCGGATGCGGGAGAGCGCCGAGGGCCTGGTCTACCGGCTGCCCAAGAGCAAGACCGACCGGCGGGCCCGCGGCGTCGAGGTCGTGATCCCGCGCAGCCGTCGGTCGGGCAGCCCGACCGACCCCGTCGCGCTCGCGCTCGCCGTGCGCGCGGACCTCGCCGAGCAGGGCATCACCGAGGGGCCGCTGTTCCGGTCGGTGGACCGGTACGGGACGTACCGGGGCCCGCTCGACCCGAACGGCTACGACGTCGCCCGGGTGATCAAGGGACGGATCAGCCTCGCCGGGCTCGACCCGCACCCCTACTCGGGTCACTCGCTGCGCGCCGGCGGTGCCACGGCCGCGTACCTCAAGAGCGCGACCATTCGAGAGATCATGGATCAGGGCCGGTGGAAGTCGCCCGGTCAGGTGTTGGAGTACATCCGGCGCGTGGACCGGTGGACCGACAACGCCGCCGCCAAGCTCGACCTCTGACCAGCACCACCAACACGAAGCGGGCCCCGTCACCAACCGGTGACGGGGCCCGCTTTCGTCGTTCTCCCCCGCTCACGCGGGGACCTACGCCCGGTCTGTTGTCGAGCTGAAACAGCCAACCGGTACACCCCCGCTCGCGCAGGGACCAGATCAAGTTCGCCGAAATCCTCGCGCCACCGGGGCGACGCGCTGACTGCCGTGGCCACGCTAGCGCAGCACCCCGACAATCCTGTCCGCACTTCTCGGGAGTGCGGTGATCACTTCCCCGCTACGTTGCGTTGCGGGTGGTGACCAGCCGAATACGAGTCGGCTGGTCACCGCCTACCCGTCGCGTCGGGCCGCGAGCCACTCGCCGAGGTAGCGGTCGAACTCGTCGAGGCGGAACCCCTTGGGGTTCTTGCCCGGTTCGAGGTTCATGTCCCTCGTCGGCGGTCTGAGCGTCTTCCCCATGACCCGGGTCAGCTCAGCCGTCACCGCCGTGGCCGCGAGCGGCACGCCGTTCGCCGTGCAGTGCGCGGCGATCTCGGCGACCGACGCCCGCGGCACGTCCCGGTGCGAGCTGTTGACGACGATCGCCTCGCGGACCAGGGCGACGAGCCGGGGCACGTCTCCCCCGTCGGTGAACCGCTGCCACACCGCGGCATCGGCCGGGTTCAGCTCCGGTGCGCCGGCGCGCACGGCGGCCGCGCGGCTCGCGCCCTTGTCCGTGCCCGGCCACCGAACGAGCCGGGTCTCGGCGCCGACGATGCCGTAGCACTTCCCGGCGTCGCGCGGGTCGTTGACCTTGGCCGGCCGCAGGGTCGAGGGCCGGGCCCCGCCGTGCCGCCACTCGGCGGGCAGTGCCGCCTCATCGTCGGCCGACATGGCGAACAGCCACACCGTGTCGATCTGCGAGGTGACCACGCGGGACTTCATGAGGTCGCTCTGCCGCTTGTTGTTGGCCAGGTTGACCCGCACCCACACCTTCCGGCCCGAGACGATGATCGAGTCGACCAGGTCGCGCAACGTCTTGTGCTGCGCCAGTGACCAATACTCGTCGACGGCGAGGACCCACGGCCGCCCCATGTCCTCGTTCCACTCGTTCTCGCCGGATGCGGTGAACCGGGCCGTCCGGTCCTCGATCAGCGCGACGAGGAACCTGAGCACCCGCTCAGCGCGGACCAGGTCCGCCGCGAACACGCCCTCGTGCATGGCCGGCGCGAACGTTTCGAGGTCGGCCCCGCCCATGAGGTCGATCCCGACCAGGTGCGCGCGGCCGGCCAACCACCGCAGGCACTCGCGCTGCGCCGTCGACTTGCCCGATCCGGTGGTCCCGATCAGCAGCATGGAGTCGATCAGCGGCACCCGGACCGTGCTGCCGTCGTAGGACCGGACCAGCGGGGCCCGCTGCGTCAACGTCCACCCCGGCGGGGCCTCTACCGCGTCGACGGGGTCGGCGATCAGGTCCTCATGGATGGTGCGCACGACGTACCGCTGCATCTCCCCCGCGACCGGGCTCACGATCAGCCCGCCGCGGAGGGTGTTGAGCGCGTGCGCGAGGTCGTCGAGCTGCCGCAGGGTCAGCCGGTGCGCGGTGCGGATCTCGAACCGGAACCCCCACTCGCCGCGCCGGACCTGCTCGACGACGGCCCGCGCCTTGACCTCGACCAGCCGCTCTTGCAGTTCGGCCATAGCCCCTCGGTTCGAGGCGGACAGCAGCAGCCCGACCGGCACGACCGGGGCCTCGCCCGCCACACCGGTCAGCAGCTCGTCGTCGTCGGCACCGCAGGCGCGCAGCCACGCGCGGCCGATCCACGCGAGCCCGGCCGCCGTCACCGACAACACGCCGAGATCGCCCCACCACGGCATCCACTCGAACAGCGCCGGCGGCCCCCACACCACGGCGGGCCCGCCGATGCCGACGAGCACGCCGGTCCGGATCGCCCGGTCCCGGCGCAGCTCGACCCGATGCTGATGTACGGCGTCGGTGAGGTTGCCGTGCTGCCGTTGCAGCGCGCCCACCGTGGCGGCCGCCCCCGAGTCGTTCAGGTCGAGCGTGCGGACCGCCTCGCGCACCTGGCGGGCGAGACCCTGCGCGGCCGCGCGCTGGTCGGCGATCTCGGCGGCCCGGTCGGGCTGCCGGACCCACCGGAGAACCGCGTCCGGCGCGACGAACAGTGCCCCGGTGCCCAACCACCACAGCCCGAGTCCGGTCGCCCGCAACACCTTCGGCGCCCCGACCTCGACGAGCCGAGCGAGGTCGACCTCGGGCAAGCGGAACCTCGTCGAAGGTCCGGCGACCTCGCCGAGGTCCGGGGTCCGGACCTCGGCGAGGTCCGGGTTCGAGGGTCCGAGGTCCGGGGTCCGGACCTCGGCAGGGTCCGGGTTCGAGGGTCCGAGGTCCGGGGTCCGGACCTCGGCAGGGTCCGGCACCGGACCCCACGCCAGTGCGGCGGACCCTGCCACCACCGGCGCGGGGTCCGAGGTCCGCCACTGCGCAGGGCGGATCACGTTGTCGTTCTCGCTCATGTTCTGCCCCATCTGCTCAGACCTCGGCGAGGTCTGCGCGCTCGCGCACAGCCGCCCACAGAGCCGGCACGTAGTCGTTCGGCACCTTCCGACCACCTGCACGAACGGCGGTCTTGAACGTCCGCTGATTCGGCCGTTTACCCTCGGCGACCATCTCCCGATAGACCTGCACGCCCACCACCACCAGAGCGGCGAACACGTCGTCATCTGCGTCGGGCACCTGCTCGCGGGTCAGCGCGGGGAACTGCTCCGTACGAGGTCCGCCGGGGTCCGGGGCCGGCTGGACTTCGAGGGTCCGGACCCCTGCGAGGTCCGGCGTCGAAGGTCCGGCGTCGAGGGTCCGGACCTCGGCGAGGTCCGCAGGGTCCGAGGTTCGGACCTCGCCGAGGTCCGGGTTCGAGGGTCCGGGGTCCGGGGTCCGGACCTCGGCAACGACGACGGCAACAGGGTCCGAGGTCCTGACCTCGGACCCCCACGGCGAGGACTGGGCGAGGTCCGCCAACTTGTCGACGTGCTTGATCACGGCCAGTTCGGCGAGTAGCCGGCTACGCGCTTCCTCGTCGTGCGCGACGTTGGACAGCTTGAGCGCGCGGTCGAACTTCTTCCGGTCCTTGGCCTTGGTGGGCACGCCGTCGACAACCATCCACGCGAGCCGCCGGGCGTGCCGGTCGGCCCGGCGCCGTGCTGCGTCCCGATCGTCGTTGGCCAAGCCGAGGCGGGACAGCGCCCGTTGCAGCAGCTCGTTCGCGATGCGAGCCGCGGTGCCGGTCGACACCTTGTTCGGGTTGTTGTGCCGCAGGTCCAGCCCAAGCGCCAAGTGCAGCGCGACCAAGCCCAACACCGGGCCGAGGACCACGCGGGCGAGGCCGACCAAGAAGTCGTCCGTGACCATCACGGCCATGAACGCCGAGGCACCGGTCAACGTCCACGCCACTGCCTGATACGGCCCGTGGCCGGGGGCGTCCTTGGGGTTGCGCGCCTGGGCACGCAGCGCCAACCCACACGAGATCAACAGGACTTCCAGCAGCGAGAACATGCCGATGCGCTCGACCACGTTCTCGATGCCGATCTCGTGCTCGAAGAACCGCCACGAGGTGTCGGCGCTGAGACCGAGGCTCATGAAAGCGGCCGTGTAGAAGCCGGCGGAACCGGCCGAGGTCTTCTCCGCGGCCGGCCTGCGCCGGGCAGAGCGGGCACGGACCGCCCGCACGGCCAGGAGGACCGCGAAGAGGACCGCGCCACCGGCGCCCATGAACATCCACAACCGGTCAACCCGAACTGCGGTCAACCACTCAACGACCGATGTCACGTTCACGCGCTACTTCACACTCCCTGTGTGCTTGGGTGCTTACGGCCTGGTCAAGCGCTTGGCCACGCGGGCGGCCCGGGTGGCGACGGCTGTGGCGTGAGGCGTTCCTTGAGGATCACCAGCTCGTCACCGCGCCGAGCAGCGAACCGCAACGCCCACGCGCTCACACGGCCGGGGTCGGAGGGGTCGACCACGCCCTCGACGACGTGGCGGGCGAACGCCTCGGCGGTCCCGATCGCCGCCGAGTAGTTCTTGCCCGCCAACGGCAACTCACCGAGACCGTTGACGTCCTCGACCAGGAACCGGCGCCACTGCACCGACGTCGACCACGGGCCGTCGTGCTCGTCGAGCTGGGTGCTCGCCACCGGGTACACCCGCATGTGGCGGCCCTGCGTGAGGTCGACGCACGGCACCGGGACGGCCCGCGTGCTGTGGTCGTCGACGCGAACCCACGTCAGCGCGTTCGCCGGGAACACCTTGTGCACGGTCATCGGTCAGCCTCTCCTGTTCCGGCGGCCGCGGCCGAACGCCAACCAGCACAACACGACGAGCAGCCACACCGAGGCGGCGACGAACTCGTAGACCAGGGCCGCCTCAAGACCCCACCGGGCCTCTACGACGTGGGTTCCACCGAGCAGCAGGGCGACCAGGATGAGGACCCAGGACACCGCACCGCCCCACGGGAAGCGGTGCGGGTCATGGTCGCGGGGGTCGAGTGGTTCACTGCGGATCACGGGCGGGCTCCGTCCGTCCTAGGGCCCGTGCCGCGGTGGAGTCGCTGCACGGGCCCGCTTGATTGCGGGTACGCGGCCAACCTTGAACTAGTGGGACTAGTCTGTCAATCTACTGGCCCCACTAGTTTGGCTGAACCGTGAAAGGATCTTGCGCATGAGGCGCTACCTCGAACTTGCTCACCTGATAGAGCAGCGGATAGACGACGGCACCTATCCCGAGGGGAAGCGTCTGCCCGGCCGCGACCGGCTCGCCCGCGAGTTCGGCGCGGGGTCGGACACGATGACGCAGACCCTCACGTACCTCCGGGCCGAGGGGGTGATCGAGATCCTCCCCAAGTCCGGTGCGTGGCCGGTCTCCCGCGAGCAGCGGCGGCCAGCGCGCTGGCAGATCGACGTCGGCACCATCCGACGCAGCCCGCGCGGCTACCTCATGGGCGCGGGAACGGGCGACTGGTCGCCGATCGGGCAGCCCGAGGTCGAGCGTGTGCCGCTCCCGGCCGACGTCGCGCTGCTGCTCGCCGACGAGGTGAGCCCGCTCGTCGAGGGCGACCAGGCGGTTGTTCGCCGCCGGGTCGTCGGGCCTGGGTACGCCGTGCAGCTCACCTCGACCTACCTCTCGCCGCGGCTGGTCGAGCAGTTCCCGGTCGTCGCCGACGTCGACACCGGCGCCGGCGGGTGGATCGACCGGGTTGAGGAGCATTTCGGGTCGCCGGTGTCCGCCGAGTGGTCCGCGTACGGCCGCCGCCCGACACCCGACGAGGTCGAGCTGTTCGAGCTGCCCGCCGGCGCGTCGGTCCTACAGCTCTACCGGCTGATCACGACCTCAGCCGACACGCCGCTCGCCGTCGAGGTGGCGGTGTGGGACGCGCGCCGGGTCGAACTCGTCGGCCGGATGCACCGCGACACGTCCGCCACATGGCCGGTTCCGCCCGCCACTATGCGAAACTCCCCCGGGGACGATGATCACCGCAACCCTGCGGTCTGATGATCGTTCGCGCACGCGCGCGTTGCCGGCTATGGGCCGGCTATACCAGGTCAGACCCCTTGTTACTCCATTTGTGTGATCCACCGATTCAGCCGCCGGGCGTCGCGCGTCGCACCCGCTACACCCGGGGCAGGATCACCCCCACGAAGTGAGATGGGCACGCCAAACGGCCCCCGCGCTTGAGCAACGCGAGGGCCGAGAGGAGTGAAGCAAGACCCCCCGGTGAGCGCCGGGGGTGTGCTGAGCGGACGGGATCGCACCCCCGCCGCTCGGGACGCCTGATTCGACTTGAGACCCGCAACCAGGCGAGACCCATCGTAGCCGGCGGCACCGACAGTGCCGCCCCGCATACGACGTGTCGCGCCGGAAAGGCGCAGACGCGTATGGGTGATCTCGCTCACGAGGGAGGCTCGCTCGCCGTCGGTCTGGGAGGACCGTCACGACGGCTCGACCGCAAGAGCCCCCGCCGCGGCCGACCGGTCGAGGTCGACCCGGGCGACCCCACGAGTCCGGACCGGGCGGCCGCGGCCGTGTGGCACCGCCACGCGGGCGAGGTGGACTGCTCGCCGCACCTCGCGGGCGAGGTCGACAGCTACCTACTGCGCGCCGGCATCCGGTACGCCCTGTTGCGCTACGTCCCCCGCTCCGTGCGGCTGACCTGGTGGCGCGAGCTGAAGGCCGTTCCGCTGCCCGACGGCGTGCGGGTGTGCTGGGACGGGGCCGAGGTGTGGCTCGACGAGGTCGAGCGCCGGCTCGTGCGCCAGGACTGGCACGAGAAGCGGATGCGGAAGTGGCGCCGGTTCGCCGCCCTGGTCGCCGCGAGCACGCAGCGCGGCGGCCGCCCGATCACCGGCCCCGGCCTCACCCTGCCCGAACTCGCCGTCGCCCTCGGCGACCCGGGCAAGCCGATCAGCGAACGCTGGGTTACCCGAATCATCCGGTGGTATCGCGACGAGAAGCTGCTGCGCGTCGTGCTGCCCGGCACCCGATCGGCCCGCCTGCACGTCCCCGAGGACGAGCTGAAGGCCGGCCAGGTCGAACGCACCGCGTACGAGGTCGCCGTCGAGGCCGCGCACGACGCCCGTCACCGCGTGCTCAAGCGCTGGCACGAGGACGAACTCGCCGCCCGTGCGGCCGGGGTCGCTCCCCCACCCCACCCCGACGAACTCGCCGCGTTCCGCACGCACCTCGGGCCGGTGCCCGAACGCGATGACGACGTGTACCTGCTGCGCGTGGCGCAGGTGTACGAGCTGCTGATCCCCGAGGCCCCAGACGTCCGCGACGCTCCCCCGCAACGGTCCCTCCCCCGTGGAGTCGTCGACCTCGCGGCCGCCCGCGAGCGTCGCGCTCAGGCCCGGCACGGCACCCTCTCGACGGCGGGCGTGAGGCCCGGCATCGAGGCCGTTCTGTCCACGCTGGACCAGCCGCGCGGACCTCGTCGGCAGCTCACCCGGGCCCTGCGCGGTCTCTCAGTCCACACTGAAGCGTCAGAAAGTTCTACCCCCTCGCTGTTCACCACCGAAGGTGGTTCTGTTCTCCAAAACAGCGGGGTTGTGGATGAACGACGCCCTTCGGGCGGCTCATACGCAGAGGTCCTCGCAATGCCCGAGGGTCCGAATCACCCCATGCACACCGGCCCGGCCCCTCTCCGGGCAGCGTGGCGGCTGTTGCGGGGAATCCTGACCAGGCGCGATCAGGGTGAGGCCGTGCTGCCGCGGCAGCTCTGCGTCGGGGTGACCCCGGTCAAGCTCGCCCGGTGGATCGGGCCCTACGTCGCCGCCGGCTGGTCCGACGCGCAGCTCGTCGCCGTCATCGCGCACCGCGGCGGGGCCTGGTCCTACGTCCCGCCCGAGATCCCCAACCCCCTCGGGTGGATCAGGGCCGCGCTCAACCGCCGACCCCCGACCGCTCCCCCGCTGCCCGACGAGATCCGCGGGCTCGTCGACGAGGTCGAGAACGAGAACGAGCGGGCCCGGCGCGAGCGCGAGCAGCGCGCACCCGAGATCCACAAGGCGGCTCACTGGGCGGCGATCGCCGGCTGCGAGCTGTGCGACGACCTCGGGTTCCGGCAGCTCGACGGCAGCGGTCCGCCCGTGCGCTGCTACCACTCCCCCGCCGACGCCGCCGAGGCCGTCGTCGAGGACCAGGCCCCCGCGCTGCCCCTCGACCAGGTCGACGAGCTGATCGCCCGCACGCTGGGCAAGCCGCGGGGCCTGGTCGACGACGAGGTTCTCGCCGAGGCCCGGCGCCGCTACGACGCGCGCCGTGCCGCCGAGGTCGTCGAGGACCAGGCCCCGGCCGCCGAGGTCGTCGAGGACCAGGGCGGCCGGCTCACCCACCAGCAGGCAATGACGCTGATCCGCAACGGGTTCAAGAACCGCAAGGGTCGGCGCTGACTCCCCTACCACGCGACCGTGTGCCGATCGTGTGCCGATCGTGTGGAAAGCGTGTGCCGCTCCCCCACCGGCGGCCGCCGCCCGGCCGCGTGGTGCGTGGGTGATCACCGGCGGCCCGGCCCGCGTGGTCGCCGAGGCGGCGTGGGGGAGCGGCGTGGGGGAGCGTGGCGCCCTGGTCCTCGTCGACGAGCGGGCGAACGCCCCTGGTCCTCGCCCCCGGGCCGCGGCGACGAGCTGCCCGTCGACCCCCCGTCGGCGGCCGGGCCGACCCTGGCCAGGTTGGACACGTCGACCGCCGACGGGTCGGCGACGCCGGGCGGCGACCCCCCCTCCCCACCCAAGCACCCAAGCGGGCAAAACCCCAGGTCAAGCGGGTACGCGGCCACTCCCCGCAGGTCACCGGCGTCCGCTCCCCCACGCGCCCGCGTGCCGGCGGCCGACCGGAGCGGAGACGGTTGCCCGGCCGGCCGCCGACGGGGGAGGGGCGCCGCGTGCGTAGCCGCGTACCCGCTGGTCACCCATGCTGCACCGGCAGCGTGCCGCCCGCTTGGGTCGCGTGCTCCCCCACGCGACGGCAAGCGCACGACGGACAAGCCACGCGGCACGCTCGCGCACCACGCGGCCGCATCACCTCGACGGCCCGGGAAGTGATGCGACTACCCCGATCGGGGGATAAGAGGGTTACGGACTTTACGTAACTTCCGGAACCTCCGTAAGGTGCGCGTCATGTCCAACGACAGCGACACCACAACCACCACCACCCCGGCGCCGACCCTGGTCGCCTCATCCGTGATCAGCAAGGCGTTCGGCGAGTACCTCTTGCGCGCAGCGCGCGGCGAGGCGTTCGCCGTCACCCGCAACGACAAGCCGCTCGCCGCGCTGGTCGACTACGCGTGGTACCAGGGCAAGAGCGCGCCCGAGGGCCGGCTCACCCCCACCATGCGGTCCGCCGAGGACGGCTTGCCGATCGACCGCACCGACTACGTCGGGTTCGTGCGCGCCGTGTGGCAGAACCCCGGCGCCGGCGAGGAGTACGTCACCGTGCGGCGGGGCACGGTCGAGGCCGCGGCCCTCATGCTCGACGAACTCGCCGGCACCTACGCGGGCGAGGAGTTCGGGCGGTTCGCCCGGCAGCTCGCCGTCGTGCTGTTCGACGTGTCGGGGGTGTGACGTGCCCGGCCACGACCTCAGCCTCGCCGACCTGATCGTTCCGCACAGCACGCCTGTCCCGGACGAACCGCCCGTCCCCCTCGGCGGCGAGCAGCTCGGCCGCATGATCGACGGCGCCGCCGCGCTGCTCGCCAAGGTGGTGGAGTCCCACGAGGAAAGGGCGTTCCCGCTGCGCGTGCCGCACCTGCGCTCGCTGATCCTCGCCCTCGTGGGCCTGGTGAAGTCCTCGCGCGACGTGGTCGCGCGCGTGCAGCACGACGCCGCCCACTGGGCTGCGCTGCCCGCCGCCGACGAGCGGGCCCCGCGCTGGACCGGCGAGAACCCGCCCGACTTCGAGCTGCCACCGGGCACGCCCGACGAGGTGCGCGAGAAGCTGCTCGACGCCGTGGGGGAGTGGGGCCGCACGTCCGACGGCGACCTCGACCTTGCCGAGACCACCCTGTTGCAGCTCGCCGCGCTGCTGACCCCGTGGGACCAGCCCGCCCGCCCGGTCGTCGAGCCGGTCGACGAGCCCAAGGGGGAGCGGTGAGCAAGAAGACGCCCGACGAGCTGCCCGTCGATCCGTTCTGGCCGGCGCCCGACCAGCGTGCCGCGCAGGGTGCCCCGCCGTGGCCGCGGCCGCTGTCCAAGCACGAGCGCGAGGCGGTCCGCTACCGCTCGCGCAAGGTGGTCGACAAGCCGATCCCCAAGGGGTGGCGGCACTCCGACAACGACACCCGGATCACGCTGACCAACGGTCGCGAGCTGTGGGTGAACCTGCTGCCGATGGCGTGGGGGATGCTCGACCGGGCCCCGCAGCAGTGGGTCGACCACGACCGGTTGCACCGGGACGGGCCCGGCGGGCCCGACTGGATGGGCGCGAACGACACCCGGCTCTACATCCTCAACCCCTCGTGGTGGCCCGGCGTGTCGGTCTGCTCGGGCTGTTGGTGGCACCGGGACGGCGAGCACGGCGAGCGTCGCAACCCTTACGTCACCGGCGAGCGGCCCGAGGGCTACGTGAGCCTCTCCGACGAGGTCCGTGAACGCCGGTTCGGCGCGCTCCAACAGCAGGACCGGGCCGGTGCCGCCGTGCTCGCTTTCCGCCACTCCCGAGAGGACGCACGTTGACCGACCAGAAACCGCCCACGATCCAGCGGCCGCTGATGGACCCGTTCACCGAGGACGCCACGCGCCGGCTGCGCGAGGCCCTCGACGTCGCCCGGGTGTCGGGCAACTACACCGAGGTCAACCGGATCAGCAACCACCTCGCCGCCGAGTCCGGGGTGTCCGCCGACAAGGTGCTCGCGATCGGCTTGTTCCGGCTCAGCGTCAAGGCGGGCGAGGCGGGCGACGAGGGCGAGGCGGCCCTGCTGCGCACGCTGATCCCGGAACTGTGCTCGCGCGATGCCGTGATCACCGCCGTCGTCGGCGGGTTCATGGCGGCCGGGTTCGCCGAGGGGTGGCTGCCCGCCCCGGCCTACGACGAGATGATCGGGCACCTGTACCCCTCGGGCGTGATCGACACGAGCACCGAGACCGGCCGCGCCGTGGCGCGCATCGAGCGGCGGGAGATCCAGCCATGAGCTACCGCAGCAGTTACCGCCGTCGCCGGCGCGGGTCGTTGTTCCCGGGCTTTTGGCCCCTCATGGGCGTCGTGGCCCCGATCGTCACGCTCGCCGTGATCATCCCGCTCGCGATCACCGGCAATCTCCGCTAACCGCAACCGAAAGGAACCCATCTTGACCACCACGCTCCCGATCCTGGTCGCCGAGGACGTCGCGGCCGTCCTCGGCGCCGAGGCGACGCTCGTGCGCACCGGCGAGGCGTTCACCGATCACCGGTACAACTGCATGGCGTGCCGCACCGACGGCGACTTCCGCGAGGAAACGGCGGCCGCCGTGGCGTTCATCGCGCCGGACGAGGTGATCCTCGCCCTGATCCATGCCCGGTGCGGCGACAGCGCCACCTACCCGGTGGGGGAGATGGCAGCCCGGTTCGGCCGCCCCGACGACCCCGCCCCGGCTCCCGACCGGTCGCCGGTGCCCGACACCACCGCGGCGACCGTCGTGCAGCTCCGCGACGGCAAGCTCTACCCGGCGCTCGTGATCACCCCCGGCTCGAACGTCCGCGCGTTCGCCGTGGGGTCGAGCACGGCGGTCGACTCGGCGGTTGAGCAGATGCGCGCCGAGGGGTTCGGCACGTTCGACCTCACCGGTGGGCAGTGGCCGGTCGAGCTGGACCGGTGGTCGGTGCGCCTCGACGCGGGCCGCCTCGCCGAGATCCGCAAGCCGGGCGGGCTGTGGTGGGTCAGCGACCCGCCGAGGCACATGCCGGCGCAGTGGCGGGACGCCGCGAAGGACGTCCGGCGCTGTGTGGTGCTGATCCTCGGCTCGACCATGCCCGAGGGCGACCTCGCGGCCCTGCGAGCCGCCATGTCCGCGGCGGCGTCGGCGGGCGGTCTGGTCGGCGCGCTGCTGCCCGTGCGCGGCACGTTCAGCTAGCCGCACAACCGGTCACCCGGAGTAACCAAGGGCGAGGGGCCCGCGCTCTCGATACGAGCGCGGGCCCCTCGCCGTTCCACGCTAGCCCGCCCCCGTCGCCGGGCTACCGCAGAGTAGGAATCGAACTAAGGTTCGATTTGCGCTCTATCGGAGCAGCGTCTTTACCCGTTAGCAACATCGTCGAAACGTCATCTACTGTCACCCGATCGAGTGACATGTTTTGTCACGCTGTGTAGAAAGGTGTGATCTCTGGTTCATCCGGTTAGGGGTGAGCCTGATGAACCAATCACACACAGTGACGGACCTGTGCGGAGCGAGCGACGGCGACAAGCCGTGTGTCACCCCTGTCGCGCAGGGCCGATTGTGTGATCGGCACGAGGGCGTGCTGTTCGCCGCGCTGACCCGAGTGCCCGCGCTTGAGGCCGAACTCGCCGTGACGATCGCCCGGCAGGACCGGCTACAGGCAGCGACCGAGGGCGGCCGTAGCGCAGTGGTGCCGCTCGCGTTCTCGTGGTCCGGCGCCGAGGCCGGGTGGGCGTTGACCAACACGTTGGTCACGTGGGCGAGCGCGCTCGCCGTCGCCCTCGGGATGCAGCTCGACGAGCACGGCCACCCGTGGGACCTCGCGTTCGAGTCGGTGCCCACTGGCCCGCGGCACGCACGCAGTCACGTCGTGGCCGTGCCGCAGCGCATCGTCGAGCACCACGAGCAGCGGGTCGACGAGGACACCGGCGAGCCGTACACCGCGACCGTCGTCGAGATCATCCCGGCGCGCTACCACGACGACCCGGCGGCGATCGTGCCGCCGGCCGAACTCGCCGCCCGCGCTGCCCACTGGCTCGCGCGGCACCTGGCCGACCTGGTCGCCCTCGACGCCGCCGCGCAGGCCCTCGACGAGATCGTGCACGTCGTCGGCCGCACCCGGCACGTGATCGACCGGGCCCCGGCCCGCTGGTACGTCGGCGGGTGCGACCGGTGCGGGACCGCGATGTACGGCCGCCCCGGCGTCGCCGAGATCCTCTGCCCGAACCGGGCGTGTGTCGACGTCCTCGACCCCGCGGTGTGCTCTGTGCACGACGAGCCGGGGGAGTGGTGCGACAGCCGGTGCCACATCACCGAGGCCGTGGTCGCCCGCACCCGCTACGACGTCGCCGCCCGCCGCGAGTGGATGCTCGCGGCCGCCAAGGACTACCTCGCCACGGCGCCCGAGGCGATCACCGCCGTCAAGTTGCTCGCCGAGGTCGACCTCAACGTGAACACGCTGCGCCAGGCGGGCCGGTTCCGCGAGGACCGCGACCGGGCGCCCGAGATCACCGTCGACCACACCCACCCCGACGGCCGGGCGCGCTACCGCATCGGCGACGTCCTCGACCTGGCCCGGCGCATCGCACTGCGCCGCGCGGAATGACGGGTGATTGACCGGGCCGCTCACCTGCGGTAATAATCGGCCGCAGACAGGCGAGCTGTGCCCGTCATCCCACCCGTTCGCGAACCCCCGCAGCCACAGGCGCGGGGGTTTTCGCGTTTCCGGGCCCGGCCTCGCCGCCCCACGTAGCTCGACCGGCCCCCCGGCCGGCCCCCGTCCACCTCGACCAGCACCGGGCCGCGGCCGCGGCCGAGAAGCGCACGCGCGACGTCCCCCGAACGCGCACGCGCCCCGCCGCCGCGCCGTCGAGCGCCGTCGCGGCCCGGTGCATCCCCTTCCATCCCGGGCCGCCCGAGGGCGCACCCCCACGCCCTCGGGAGGTTCCCCGTGTCCGCTGCCGTCGTCGCCGCCGCCGGCCTCACGTTCCCCGCTCCCAACGTCGTCGACATGCCGGTCCGCCTGGTGGTCGGCGACGTCGAGCTGCGCCTCGGCACGGTCGCCGTCGAGCTGCCCGCCCGCCGTGGGCAGGGCGCGGCCGCGCTGGCGAACCTGTTGCGCGCGGCGGCCGAGGTCATCGCGGGCCGCCGCCACAACTGGCCACGTCAGGCGTGGTGGGTCGGCGACGACGTGCGGCTGCCCGCGAGCGTCGCCCGCGGCCGGGTCGTGCAGGTCGACCAGCACGCCAAGAGCTACCTCGTCGACGTCGGCGGCCGCCGACGGCCGGTCCGGGTGCTGTGGTCCGAGGTCGACCCGGTCGCCGCCCGCGAGCAGGTCGACCCGATCGCCCTGCGCGCCGTGCTCAACGCGCTCTACGCCGCCCGTGTCCGCGCGTGAGGGGGCTGTCGTGTTCAACCGCGATGCCCGCCGGCGCGCGTTCGTCGAGCGCGAGATCACCCGGACCCGCCTCGACCAGCAGCGCTACCTCGACCAGGTGCTCACCACCATCACCCACCCGCGGTTCCGGCGCGATGAGGAGTGGCTCGACCTGTCCGAGGTCAGCGACACCTACAGCCGCGCGTTCCGGTCCGGGGTCGTGATCGACACGTACCTCGACGAGCTGTCGGGGCTGATCGACGACACGTCGAGGGGGTGAGCCCGTGGCACTGCGCCCCGTTCACGTCGAGATCACCCACCCCGACCAGGTCACCCCGGCCCGCGGGAAGGTCGTGTTCTCGACCTCGTACGCCCTGCGCGACAGCACGGGCAAGGTGATGCACGGCCCCACGAACACCGTGGCGCGGCTGTCCGCCGGCGAGGCCCTCGTCAACATCCCGCCCAACGATGACCCGGCCTACAGCCCGTCGGACGGCACCACCACCGTGGTTGTCGACACCGACGTGTGGCGCAAGACGTTCGACGTCGTGATCCCGGCCGGGGTCGGCACGATCGAGTTCGCCGACCTGGTCGAGGTCGAGACCGGCGAGCCGGTCAACACGTACGCCCTCGCCTCGCAGCTACTCGCGTACCTGCCCAAAAGCGGCGGCACCATGACCGGCGCGCTCACGCTCTCGGGCTCTCCCAGTGCTGATCTGCACGCCGCCTCGAAACGTTACGTCGACGAGACGGCTGCCGTCGGCGGCGTCGCCGACGCGACCACCACGAGCAAGGGCGTCGTGCAGCTCGCGGGCGACCTCGGCGGCACCGCTACGGCGCCCACCGTGCCCGGCCTCGCCAACCGGCAGCCCCTCGACGCTGACCTCACCGCGATCGCCGCGCTCACCCCGACCGACGGCGACCTGTTGCAGCGCACCGCCGGCGCATGGGCCAACCGCACACCGGCGCAGGCCAAGGCGACCCTCGGGCTCGACCAGGTCGACAACACCAGCGACGCCGCCAAGCCGGTCAGCACGGCCACCAGCACGGCCCTCGCAGGCAAGGCCACCAAGCCGATCATCCGCCGCGCGTACATCACGAGCGGCAACGTCAACCCGTTCCCGGACACCGCCGGCGCGTGGGTCGCGCTTCCCGGGTTCGAGCTGTCGATCCCGGCCGCCGTCGGCGACGACGTCGAGCTGACGATCACCGCCATGCGCACGAACACCGAGAGCGCGTTCCTCGACGCCGCGGTGATCGTGGGCTCGACCATCGTGCGCTACCTCGGCACCGGCGGCGCCTCGCCCGGCATCGAGGGCGATCCCGGCTGGTACCCCGGCGCACCCGGCACGCACTACCCGGCGCAGAACGGCCCGCGCGGGTTCACCGTCACCGCCCCGGACCTCGACGGCAGCAACGTCCGGTTCGTCATCGCCTGCCGCGGCGCCGGTGCCGGGCAGCTCTACGCGAGCACGTCGTTCCCCTTCTACTGGCGAGCCCTGAACCGAGGTGTCGTGGGATGACCCGTCAACACCGGGTGGTCGAGATCGAGCTGCCCGACCACCTCAGCACGTTCGCCGCCATCACCGCCGTGGTGCGCGCCGTGCGCGACACGACCCTCGTGCGCGGCGGGCTCACACCGCCCGAGGTCAACGCCGTCGCCGACGACCTGCTCAAGTGGATGGAGAACCACCAGCGACGCGCGGCCGCCGCCGTCGTGGCCACCGCCATGCCCGCCCCGCTGCTGACCATCGAGCCCGGCCTCACCGAGGACGAACTCGCCGTGTGGCTGCGCGAGGCGGGCGAGTACTCGCGCGCCGGAACCATCATGATGGGGCTCGACTACGGGTTCGCCCCCGTCGACCAGGCCCCGCCCGTCGACGAGCCGGTGCAGCCGTGAGGGCCGGGATCGGCGCCGTCGAGCACGTGCCCGTCGACGAGGTCGTAGCCGCTGCCCGTGCCGCCGGTGAGCGCGTGTTCGTGCTCGCGCAGCGCATCGGCGACTACGAGCTGTTCCGGCGCGAGCACGGCCTCGAACATCACCAGGGCTGTTACCTCAACAGCGTGGCCACCCTGCGCGGTGCGCAGGTGCGCTACTGGGTCAGCCTGCCCGACGCGCACCTGCGCCACGACGCAACCGAGCTGTACGTGTGGTTCCGCCGCAACCTCGCCCGCCTCGGCGCCGACGGCGCGTGACGATCAGGCTGTGCCTCGGCGTACCGAACGGGCCGCCCTGCTGGGAGACCACCACCTCGTCACGCTGTGCCGAGTGCGCGCGGATCGTCGAGAGCAACCGCACCCGCGCCAAGCGCGAGCGTCGCCCGGCCGTCGACCACGCTGAGCGCGAACGCCGTGCTGCTGCTGTGCGAGCGCATGTGGAACAACATGGGTGGTGGTGTCCGGGGTGGGGGAGAACGGGGCACACCTCGACCGACCTCACCGCCGACCACGTGCACCCGGTCGGCGCGGGCGGTGCCGAGGACGGCCCGCTAGGTGTGCTGTGCCGCTCGTGCAACGGCGCCAAGGGTTCGCGCTAGCTGGCCCCGAACAGGTGCACCCCGGCGTACTCCAGGATCACGCACGTTCCGAAGAGGATCACGAGCAGGTCGCGCAAGAGCTTGACGACCTCGCGTAGCTGGGTCATAGCCGTTCCCCTCATCTGCGCGGTTGTCCGCCGTATCGGCCGAGGTCGGCAGATCGTTTCGGCTGCGAGCCGAGGTGGTCAGTCGATCACGAGGTCCGAGAGCGAGGGGCTAGGCCACCTGGCCTAGGCACGTCGACGCGAGCCTCTGACCTGCGGTTTTACCTGTTTTCGCAGGTCAGAGGGGGTGCCCCCCCTCTGCTCCCTCCTGACCTGGGCTTTCACGACCCCTTAGAAGGCTGTCTTTTCCTCTGTACGGGTCTGGGAGTTTTGAGCTCAAAGTCGCCCGACAAAACCGCAGGTCAGGAGGGTGGACATGGCGGGAGTGGGTCCGCCCCCGACCGGCCACGCACGACGCCGCAACGCGAGCGTCGCCATGACGACATTGCCCGCCGAGGGCCGCAAGGGCGCCGACCCTCCGAGGTTCCCGCTGCGCTCCGACCTCGTGCTGCGCGCCCGGCTCGCCGTCGCCCTCGACCGGCAGGTTGAACTACAGCTCGCCTACGACGAGGGCAAGCCGGTAGGGGACAAGCTCGACCTCGCCAAAGAGAAAGTCTTTGTGCTGCAACATGTTCTAGCCGAACAGGACGAGGACGAGGCCGCGCTGTGGGCTGAGCTGTGGGACACACCGCAGTCGGTCGAGTGGGTGCGGCAGCGGTGGACGCGCGAGGTCGCGATGTACGTGCGGTGGTCGGTGCGCGCCAACGGCGGCGACCTCGACGCCGCCAAGGAAGCGCGGCAGCTCGCCGACCGCCTTGGGCTCAACCCGCAAGCGCTGCTGCGCCTACGCTGGCAGATCGCCGTCGACGAGGTCGGCGAACAGCGCGACCAGAACGCAGCACCGGCGGCACCCGAACCGTCGAGGCCTCGGCTCAAGGCGGTGGACGATGCGGGCTGACGACGACCAGCAGCACAACGCCGCGCACACGCTCGAACTGCTCGCCGCCATGATCCGTGACCGGGCGCCGGAACGATTCGCCGTGGCGGTCTCCAACGACGTGGTCGAGACGACGGGCCCGGTGGACACGTGGCGGAAGTACGAGACCACTGGCGGCCGCACGGTCGTTGTCGAGTTGGAGTGGGGACCGCCGTGACGGCTGAACTCCGCTACGACCTCGTCGTCAACGTGCCGCCGCCTTTCCGTTCGCGCACACCGGCGAGTGAGTGGGCCGAGGTGCTCGCCGCTTTTGCCGCGCTGGCTGACAACGGCCACGCCGAGGCGTTCACGCCCTCGTGGCGGCGGCGGCCGCCGGCCGTCGTGCCGCTGTGCCTCGCCGGGCCGCGACACGAGAGCAGGTGCGGAGGTGGGACGGATCAAGCTCGTGCCTGACCTGGTCGTGACGATCAACGGCGTCGACGTGTCCGACCTCGTGCAAGCGGTGACGTTCGAGAACAGGTTCGCGCTCGACGAGGCCGAGGCCCGGATCGCCGAGGGTCGGCGCGACGCACCGGTGATGAGGGTCCGCGATGACGGCTGAGCAGCCCGGCCCGGTCGGCGACCAGGTCGCCGCGTGGGTCGACGAGTACCTCGACCGCCCGCTCGTGCTGGACCCGTGGCAGCGTGCCTCGCTCGACTACGCGGTTGACCGGTGGAACGCGACGACGCCCGCCGAGTACGCCCGCGCCGCGGTGGTCTGCCGCGCCCGGTGGTCCCTGCTGAACTCGAGCATTTTCGAGGGCCGCTCGGTTTTTGCCCTGGTCGCCGGCTGCTGAGCTGAGCCCTCATTCGAGGGCGAGAATCCGAACTTCTCGCAGGTCACGGGGGTGGTTCCTCGTGCCCTGGCGTGGTCCCCAAGAGCGCGGCGAGTTCCCGACCCTCGGGTACCAGGTCGGCGAGTGGATCGAGGCGAACTGCATCCTGCCCGACGGGCCGCGGATGTATCAGCCCTACCGCCTCACCGACGAGATGTGGAAACACCTGCTGTTCGCGCACCGGCTGACCCCGGACGCGCGGCCGGGTGACGACACGGACGCCAACACCTACGCGGGTACGCAGCTCGTTCGCCCCCAGAAGTGGGGGAAGGATCCGTTCGCGGCGACGAGGTGTCTCGCCGCGGCGTTCGCGCCGATCGTGTTCGACGGGTGGGACGCACGAGGCGAGCCGGTCGGCCGCCCGCACCCGTCCCCGTGGATCGCCTGCGCGGCGTACGCCGAGGAACAGACCGCGAACACCTTCCGGCCGATCGTGACCATGCTCGACCACGGGCCGCTGTCCGGAACTCCCGGCCTCGACGTCGGTGACACCCGGATCAAGCTGCCCGGCGTCGGGTGGATCGACCCGCTCACCAGCAGCGCCAAGTCGCGCCTCGGCGGCCGGTTCACGTTCGTCACGGTGACCGAGAGCGGGCTGCTCACCGGCACGCACCCCACCGGCGGCGTGACCTTCGTGCGCACCCTCAAGCGCAACGTCGGCGGCATGTCCGGGCAGTGGTTCGAACTCACAAACCCTTGGGATCCAACGGAGTACAGCGCGGCTCAGCTCACGTATGAGGCGAAAGCCCCGGACGTCTGGATCGACTACCGCAAGCCGCGCATCACGGTCGACATCGAGGACGCCGCCGCCGTCGAGCGAGAGGTGATCTACCTCTACGGCGACAGCGCGCGGGCTAACGGCGGGTGGGTCAGCGAGCGGCGGATCAGGTCCGAGATCCAGAACAAGGCGACCGGTGAGGCCGAGGCCCGGCGGTTCTACTTGCAGGAGATCATCGGCGGTGCGAGCAGCGCGGTCGTGAAAGCGATCTGGGACTCGCTCGCGCGGCCCGACCAGGGCGGCGAGCACGAGCCCGACCCGCTGCGCCCCGGCGAGGCAGTCGCCCTCGGGTTCGACGGCTCGCGCAGCAAGGACGCCACGGCGTTGATCGCCGCGCGCATCCGTGACGGCAAGTTGTTCAAGTTGGGCATCTGGACTCCGGCTGACTTCCCCCCGGACAAGCGCATCCCCCGGCCGATGGTGCACCGGGCCGTGGTGGCGGCGTTCGCCGCCTACGACGTCCATTTCCTACTGGCCGACCCGTACAAGTGGCAGGAGTACCTCGACGTCTGGGAAGGCTTGTTTCCCAAGCGGGTCATCGAGTTCCCGACCAACGTTGAGGCCCGAATGGATGCCGCGGTCACGCGGTTCCGCGACGCGCTGTTCGCGGGCGAGCTGCTGCACGACGGCGACGAGGAACTCACCGCGCACGTGCTCGCGGCCGCCCTGGTCAAGGGCAAGCGGAAGCAACAGCGCGAGGACGACGAGGGCACGCCACAGCACTATGTCAGCGTCGGCAAGAAGCGCGCGGACAGCCTGATCGACGCGTTCGTTGCGGCGATCCTCGCGTTCCACGCGCGAGGAATCGCGATCGAAAAGGGCGCGCTCGTGATCGAGCCGACGCCCGTACCGGCGGCCGTGAACACCGCCGTCGACCCCGTCACCGGCGTTCCGCACACCGCCACCGGCCGTGAGCTGTTCCGACCGAACACCCGTCTCAACATGTAGGGGGCCCATCATGGCCGTGACGTTCAGCGTGCCCGCGCCCTCGCGCGAGTCCACCAGCAACGCCCTCGGCGTGGCCGGTCTCGTGGGCCTGGTCCTCGCCGTCGGCGGGCTCACCGGCTCGCCCTGGTGGTCGCTGCTGGTCGGCTCGCTGCTGCTGCTCGCGCTGTCGTGGGTCGGACACCAGCAGGTGACGGCCGCCGCCAAGCGCGCAGCGGAGCGCGCCACGACCGGCGCGGCCGCGGCGTCGACCGCACCGGCCCCGGCCGCCGCCTCGGCGGGGGGCTGACGTGGGCTCTTGGCTGTGGCCGGACACCCGGGCGACCGAGGTCACCGCGCAGCAGCTCGCCGCCACCGGTGCCGCGCCGGGCTACGGCGTCGACCCGATCGACGGCGATCGCGGGTGGCGGCCGATGGGGTCGGCGGGCCCGCGGGCAATCCCCGTGTGGACGCTGGAGAAGTCCCGCGCGTACTCGATCAACGCCTACCGGTCGAACCCGATGGCGAAGGCCATCATCGACACCTACACCTCGTTCTGCGTGGGGGACTCCGGGGTCAAGTACCAAGTCGACAACCCCAAGGTCGCCCGCTACGTCGAAGAGTTCTGGGACGACCCGCGCAACATCGTCGGCGCCATTCAGGAACTCCTGTTGCGCGACGCCATGCTCAACGGCGAGCAACTGCTCGAACTGCTCGTCGGTACGTGGTCGGGCGTGACGCAGTTCTGCCCGATCGACGTCTCGGCGATCAGCGAAATCACGGCCTACAAGGGCAACCCGCTGTGGCCCGACAAGGCCCTGTTCCGGCGCGCGGGTGAGGACGTCTACCGCAAGATCGCCGCCGTCGACGACGCGAGCGGACTCCGGGCCGGGCAAGCGCTGTGGTTCGCGCCGTGGCGCACGACCGCAATGGACATGCGGAGTCAGCCGTTCCTGTCCACCGTGCTCGATCAGCTCGACGACTACGACACCGTGCTGAGCAACTTGGTCGACCGGACCGCGCTCGCGAGGTACCTCGTGTGGACGGTCAAGGTCAACGGCGGTCAGCCGCAGGTCGACGCGTGGGTCCAGGCCCGAGGCGGGCTGCACGTGCCGCGCTCCGGATCGGTCGAGGTGCACAACGATCAGGTCGAGTGGAAGCCGCAGACCGCGCAGACCGGCGCGTACGAGGACACCAAAGCCGCGGCGAGCATCCTCACCGAGGTCGCCGCCGGTGCCGGGCTGTCAAAGGTGTGGCTCGCTGAGCCCGAGGACGCGAACAAGGCGACGAGTCAGAGCATGGCCGAACCGGTCCGGCGCCGCGTGCAGGGCGTACAGGGCCTGTGGTTGGGCCACATGACGGCGCTCGTGCGGTTCGCGATCGACCAGGGTGTGAGGGCCGGACGGCTGCCGCGCACGGTCGACGTCGTCGACGCCAAGACGCAGGAGAGCTACCAGATCCCGGCCGCCATGTCGGCCCGGGTCACCGGCCCCGAGGTCGCCGCCGCCGATGCGCAGATCACCGCGGCGACGTTGCTCAACCTCGCGAGCGGTCTGGAGAAGCTCGTCGAGCACGGGGTGTTGAGCCGCGAGGCAGCTCGCGTCGCCGCCCGCCGCGCGTGGGAGGACTACGTCGGGGTGCCCTACGTGGCCTCGCTCGACGACCCCACGGCCGATGTCGACGACGTCGCCACCCACGTGGACGCCAAGCAGGACAAGGTCAAAGCGGCTGAGCCGATGCTCGCCGCTTAGCTCGAAACCCCCTTCCCCGTAACGAACTTCTACCCCGACAGGGGGATTTCGCCATGCCTCCGATCACCCGCGAGCGCGCTGCCGAGGCACTCGGGATGCTGCCCGCCGAGGTCGTCGACGTCGACGAGCAGCACGACCCCGTTCTCGGCGGCTACCGCGTCGAGCTGCACGACGGCACCCGCGCCGTGGTGCACGACGACGGGACCGTCACCCTGCACGTGAACGGCCTCGGCGACCGGCTGTCGCCCGCCGCCCGCGCGCTGAGCCCGGGTGTCCGGTTCGCCGACCTGTCGACCACGTTCGCCGACCTCGCCGACCAGGTCGCCGACGCGACCGCGGCGTTGGTCGAGATGTTGCGCGAGCAGCTCGTCGACCCCGGCGACGAGGACCAGGGCGACGGCGATCCGCCGCCGGTCGAGCTGCCCACGCCGGTCGAGCTGCCCACGCCGGTGGACCCGGCCGAGGTGCCCGCCGGATCCGCCGAGGCCGTGCTCGCGTGGGTCGGCGACGACCAGGACCGGGCCCGTGCCGCGCTCGCGGCCGAGGGCGACCGGGACAAGGGCCCGCGCGCCGGGCTGTCCCGCGCCCTCGCCGAGATCCTCGCGCCCTCGACGGGTGGTGGTGACGAGTGAGCGACACCGCCCCGGCGCCGGCGAGCGAGGCCCTCGTCGCCGGAATGCCCTCGTGGACCGACGTGCAGCAGCTCGTTCGCCGCGCGCTGCGAGCCCGCGCGCAGTCCAGCCTCGACGGCTACCACTGGGTGTGGATCGTCGACATGACGGCGAGCCACGTCGTGTACGAGGTCGCCGACGACGAGCTGTGGCAGTGCGGCTACACCGTCGCCGGCGCCGAGGTCACCCTCGGCGACGCTGAGCGGGTCGCCCGCGCCTACGTCACGGTGCCCGCCGGCGAGGACCAGGGCGACGGCGAACTCGCGGCCGCGGTCGAGTCGGCGCAGCCCGGCGAGCGGGACCACCTCGTCGGCCGCGTGCTCGAAGCCAAGAGCGACAGCAGCACCGGCGGCCGTGTTCGCGGTCCGGATCATCGCCGTCGGCGACTCGCTCAACGGCAACCGCTACTCCGAGGCCGTGCTCGCGGCGGCCGCGCCGCTGTACGAGGGCGCGAAAGCCTACGACCGCCACCGGTCCACGGAAGACCTCAAGAGCGGCACGATCGCCGGTCTCGTCGGGCACTACCGCAACGTCACCGCCACGGCCGAAGGCCTCGACGCAGACCTCTACCTGCTGCCGAGTTCCACCCACGCCGCCGAGGTCCTCGACGCCGCCCTCGCCGCGCAAGCGGACGGACTCCCGCCCACGGCCGGGATCAGTCACGACGTCCTCGGCACCTTCCGCGCCCTGTCCGAGAACGGCCGGTCGCTGCGCGAAGCAACGGCGATCACCCACGTGTTCAGCGCCGACGTGGTCAGCGACCCGTCGGCCGGCGGCCGCGCGACGCGGGTCGTCGCGGGCGGCATCCACCTCGACCAGATCACCCCGGCGCCCTCGGGCGGCCCGACCCACCAGCAGGAGAACGCCATGCCCGAGTTGACCCGTGAGGCCCTGGCGGAAGCCCTCGCCGACCTCATCAAGAACACCGGTCCGGCCGCTGCCGGACCGGCCACCGAGAACGCCGCCACGGCCGCGACCACCCCACCGGTGGTCACGGTCACCACCGCTCGCGAGTCGTTCGCGGGCCGGGCCCTGGTCCGCGGCATGGTCGCCGAGGCCGGGCTGCCCGAGGCCGTGGTCGAGTCCGTCGTCGCCGCGCTGCCCGAGCACATCACCGAGGCGGACGTCTCGCGGCACATCGAGGCCGTGCAGTCGGTCGTCGCCGGGATCGAGCGCGCCGGGCTCGCCCCCGAACTGGGCGGCCGCGGGCAGGTCACCAGGGAATCGCACGAGAAGAAGGTCGAGGCCCTCGATCTGTTCTTCACCCCGGACAAGCCGGGCGGTTACACCTCGTTCGTCGAGGCGTACTGCGACATCAGCGGCGACCGGCAGGTGACCCGCGGCGGCGACATGGCCCGGCGCATCCTGCGCGAGTCGTTCGCCTCCCCGTTCGACAGCGCCGTGCACACCAGCGAGGCCCTCGACACCTCGTCGTGGCCGCAGATCCTCGGCGACTCGATCACCCGCCGGGCCGTCGCCGAGTACGCGCGGCCGAACCTCCAGACGTGGCGCCTGGTCGTCAGCTCGACGCCCACCGTCACCGACTTCCGCGAGCAGAAGATCGACCGCCTCGGCGGCTACGGGACGCTCCCGATCGTCGCGCAGACGGGGGTCTACCAGCAGCTCACCTCGCCCACCGACGAGGAAGCCACCTACTCCGTGGTCAAGCGGGGTGGGATCGAGGTCATCACGTGGGAGATGATCCGCAACGACGACGTGCGGGCCCTGTCCAAGATCCCGACCAAGCTGGGCCTCGCCGCCGCGCAGACGTTGTACAGGTTCGTGTGGGACATGTTCGTCACGAACGCCGCGACGAGCTACGACAGCGTCGCCCTGTTCCACGCGTCGCACGCGAACACGGACGCCGCTTCCGCGTTGTCGCACTCGACCCTTGCGACCGCGCGGCAGAAGATGGGCGTGCAGTCCGCCTACGGCGACAGCTCCGACGTGCTGTCGATCGAGCCCAAGTACCTCGTGGTCCCGGCGGGACTTGAGGACATGGCGTTCATGCTGACCACGTCGGCCGTGGCGATCCCCGCCACCCCGGCCGGTCCGTCCGACGCGCCGAACATCCACCGCGGCATGGTCCCGATCAAAATCCCGTACTACTCGGCGCAGGCCACATGGTTCGTGGTCGCCGACCCGTCGCTGTGCCCGACGATCGAGGTCGGGTTCCTCGACGGTCGCCAGGAACCGGAGTTCTTCACGCAGTCGGACCCCTCGCAGGGCAGCACGTTCTCGGCGGACAAGCACGAGATCAAGATCAGGCACGTCTACAGCGGCACCGTGCTCGACCACCGCGGCATGTACCGCGGCGTCGGCTGATCCCTCGACCTCTCGCGGCCCCTCGGCACCTCGCCGAGGGGCCGCTGCTGTCCCGGTTCTGTCCTGTTTCTGTCCTGTTTCGCTGATCGGAGCGACCCCTCATGCAACTCGCCGACCTCGCGGGCGACCACGTCCTCACGATTCCCGTCCTCGGGCAGGCCACGGCCGGCACCGCCGACGAGTGGTCGGGACCGCCGTGCCCGTTCCGCGCCCGGATCACCGCCGTCGAGTGGGTGCCGTCCGCTGCCGTCACCGCCGACGGCACGAACTACGCCACTCTCGGGCTGCGCAACCGCGGCACCGCCGGGGCCGGGTCCGTGCTACCCGCAACGCGCGCCTACTCGTCGGTCAACAGCGTCGCGTTCGTCACCGAGAGCATGACGCTCTCCGGCACGAGCGCGAACCTCGACCTCGCCGACGGCGACGTCCTCACCGTGCAGAAGGTCAACACGGGCACCGGCCTCGCGATCCCGGACGGCATCGTCCGGGTGTACGTGCAGGTGCGGTGATGCACGGCGCGATTCCGGCGACGCCGGTCGCGCTCACCGGCGCCGACCAGGCGGTAGCCACCGGCCGCACCATCTACCGCGGGATCACCGTGCGGGAGACCGCCGGGGCCGTGGCCACGGTGCGCGTGTTCGACAACGCGAGTACGGCGACCGGCACCCTGCTCGACTCGATCGCCCTCGCCGCGAACGCGTCGCTCTCGCTGCTCTACGTCGGCGGGCTGTCCGCCCACAACGGCGTGTACGTCGACGTCACCGGCGCCGTCGAGGGTTCCGTCCGGATCGCCTGACCCCCCGATCACCGGCGCGCGGCCGAGTTGCCCCGGCCGCGCGCCGGCCTACCCACCCGAGGGGGTTCACGTGGCGACGACGCGCGTCGCCCGCACACAGCGGGCCGCACTGGAACACGTCTTCTACGACACGGACGGCGAGACACCGGTCGCCGCGACGGGCACGGTCACCGTGGCCGTGGTCGACGCCAACGGCACAGCCGTCACGAGCGGCAACGCCACGGCGGCCGGGACCACCTACACGTTCACGCTGCCCGCGCAGTCCGCCCTCGGCGAGCTGCTCGTCACGTGGACCGGCACCGTCGACGGCACGACCGTCGCCGAGGTCGACGTCGCCGAGGTCGTCGGCGCCCACCTGTTCGGCCTCGCCGAGGGCCGCGCGAGCGACCCCACGCTCGCCGACCGGACCAAGTACCCGACCTCGGCGTTGGTCGCGGCCCGCCTGGTCGTCGAGGTCGAGTGCGAGGAAATCTGCGACCGGGCGTTCGTGCCCCGGTATCGCCGCCTGGTCCTCGACGGCACCGGCACGGACGAGCTGATCCTCGCGGACAGCGAGATCCGCGACGTCCTCGCCGTGCGGGTCGCACCGCGCGCCGACGGCACGTTCGTCGCGCTGTCGGCCGACGAGCTTGCGGCCCTGGTCGTCGCTCCCGACCGGACGCTGCGCCGGGTCGACGGCCGTTCGTGGACCGAGGGCCGGGGCAACGTGATCGTCGAGTACGAGCACGGGTGGAAGGCCCCGCCGGCGGACCTCGGGCGCGCGATGCTGCGCCGGTTCCGATCGGTGCTGAACCTGAACAAGGGCGGCGTGCCGGACCGGGCGCAGAGCTACAGCACCACCGACGGCACCACGTACCGGCTCACCCTGCCCGAGGCGTACCGCACCGGAATCCCTTTCGTAGACGGGATCTACGCCCGGTACTCGCTGCGCGCCACCGGCGGCGGCAAGGACCAGGGCGGCGGGGGAGCGGGCACCGGCGGCGGGACCGCACCGGCCCCGGCCTCGCGCACGCTCGACTACAACCCGCGCCGCGACTCGCTGTTCCACGGGGGGGTGAGGTAGTGGCGGGCACGAACGCCGTCAAGGCGAAGAAAGCCGTGATCGACGTCCTCGACGCCGCCCTCACCCCGACCGGTGTGCAGGTGAGCTACCACTACCCGGGCGACGACGCAGAGCGCGAACTCGTGCACGCGGGCCGGGTCGAGGGCAACCACTCGTACCACGCCATGAAAGGCCGGCGGCCGCGCCACCCGCGCGAGGAAGACGCCACGTTCCGGCTGTTCGTGGTCGTGACCAAGCCCGGCGCGACCCCGTACGAGGTCGAGCTGCGCTGCACCGAGATCGGCGAGGCGATCGAGCACGCGCTCAGCGAGTCGTTCGCCGTCGACGGCGTCCCCGGGCTGCTGTCGATCCGGGTGACCGCGGTCGACCTCGACAGCGACACCGCCGACGAAGAGGGCTCGATCGCCGTCCTCACCTACGACGTTACCGCGAAGTCCGTCGTGGTCTAGCGCTGCGCGCTTCCCCATTGCCCCCCTTGCTCTTTCCTGTTCAGGAGAACGCTCATGCGTCGTATCAAGATGTGCGCCCGCGAGGGCTGCCCCAACGTCGCCGTCGGGGTGTCCCGCTGGAACCCCAAGGTCAAGCCCGAGAGCCGGTTCTGCCGCGAGGACTACCTCGCCACCGTCGAACCCGTCGTCGCCGAGGTCATCGGCCCGTGCCTGATCACGGACTCGTTCACGCAGGACGGGGTCGACCTCGGCGACGAGGTGCGCCTCGACCCGATGCAGGTCGACGTCGCGCAGCTCGTGTACGCGCAGCACATCCGGATCAAGCCCGCACCCAAGGCCAAGGCGTCGGCGGCCGCGGACAAGAACGGCTGAGCCGTGGCACACGTCGCGCTCGACGTCACGACGTGGCTGTCCGGCTACGACCTCACCGGCGACAGCAACGCGACCACCACCAACATCGAGGTCGAGCCCGGGATCGACACCCGGTTCCGGATGCGCGGGCAGTCCCGTATCGGCGGGCTGCACACCGCCTCGACCAACGTCAACGGGTTCGCGTCCTACGGCGCGGCCGAGGTCGACGACACCCTGAACAACGGCCTCGGCGCGCTGCACGTGCTGAGCCAGTCGCCCGACGGCGACGAGGGGTCGGTCGCGTGGTTCTGGGTGGCCCGGTCGTTCAGCTACCAGACCTTTGGGGCCGTCGGCGAGGTTTCGCCGTTCACGCTGGCCGCGCAGTCCGCCCGCGCCAACGGCGCTCGCGGCGTCGGCGCGGTGCGCGGCCGCGTGCTCAAGACCAATGACGCCAACGTGTCCGCCACCGGCCCGGCCGGGACGGCGTACGAGCTGGGCGCCGTGGCGTCCGGCCGCTACCTCTACGCCGCGCTCCACGTGTTCGCGGCCGGGACCACCGTGACGGCCGTTCTCCAGTCGGCACCGGACAACACGTTCGCCGCGCCCACCACCCGCGCCACGTTCGGCCCCATCACCGCCACCGGCGCCGTGTGGGCGACGCGTGTCGCGGGCCCCATCACCGACACCTGGTATCGCCTCAACGTCACGGCGATCACCGGCTCGTTCTCGCTCGCGCTGGTCGCGGGCATCAAGTGAGGAGTGCCCCGTGACGCTGGCACTGATCGACGCCCGATTCGAGTTCAACGGGGTTGACCTGAGCGACCACGTCACCTCGGTGACGCTGCCTCGGGAGATCGAGGCGCTTGAGGACACCGCGATGGGCGACACCGGTCGCTCGCGCATCGGTGGTCTTGAGGACAGCACGGTTCAGGTCAACTTCAACCAGGACTTCACGGCGGCGGCCGTCGACGCCACGATCTCCGCGGCCCTCGGCACGGTGGTCGTGATCAAGGTCCGGCCGACGTCGGCGGCGATCGGCGCGACGAACCCGGAGTACGTCGGCAGCTACCTCGTGTCGCAGTACAGCCCGTTCGGCAACGGCGTCGGCGAGCTGGCGACCGTCAACTGCTCGTGGCCCCTGTCCGATCCGACCGGCGTCGCCCGCAACGTGGCTTAGCCCGCCGTGGCCCGGATCGAGGTCACCGGCACGGCCGACTTCCACCGGGCCGCGCTCGCCCTCAAGGCGGCGGGCGAGAACAAGCTCGCCCGGGAGATGCACAAGTCGCTGCGCAAGGGCGCGAGTCCGCTGGTCGAGGACGCGCAGCGCCGGGTTCGCGCGCTGCCGATGAAGGCGACGCCCGAACGCATCGGCAAGGACGGCAAGGCCAAGCGTCCCCCGGCAACGACCATACGAGGCGGTGCCTCGGCGCGGTCCGCCCGCGCGCATGTCGCGCTGGGCAAGAAGAAACGGCCGTCGGACCGGCTCAAGATGCGGGCTTACGAGGGGTCCGGGCTGCGCGACACGGTCGCCCGCGCCACCTCGGCGAAGACGTCCGTGACCGCGCGTTCCGCCGCGCTCCGCGTGCGGGCCGCCCAAGCCAAGATGCCGCACGACCAGCGGCGTCTACCTCGCTACATGAACCGCGGCGAGTGGCGACACCCCGTGTTCTCCAACGAATACCGCTGGGTCAAGCAGACCACCGCGCCCGCCTGGTTCGACGACGCCGCGGCCGAGGTCGGCCCCGGCGTGCGTGACGACGCGATCAAGACCGTCGGCGAGTTCCTCGACAAGATCGTCTGAAGGGCAACCGGACATGAAATTCATCGTGCGCGGGATCGACTACCCGTGGGACCACCAGCGGCTGACGCTGCGCGAGGCACGCGACGCAGAGAAGGCGACCGGCGTGCCGATCAACGACCTGTTGCGCGACTTCAACGGGCGCAAGCACGAGACCGGCGCGCGGGGAATGGACGGCTACGCCGCGTTCCTGTGGGTCGCGATGCGCAGGAGCGATCCCGCCGTGAAGTTCGAGGACGTGCTCGACCTCGACGTGTCCGAGGTCGACGAGAACTGGGACGACGAGATCACCCCGGCGGCCGACGAGGTGACCGACGAGACCCCTCCCGTCGCGCTGGCCGCAACGACCCGCGGCTCGGCGCGAAGGCCGGCGGCTACCTCGACGAAGAAGTAGCCGCCTACCGGGGCTGGTTCTGGACTGCGTTGCGCACGCCGCCCGCCGACATGGACGCGCTGACC